TTCCAGCTTCTAAGTCCTTTACGACCTATACCACTTTTAACTCTTTGGTCAAATTGGCTACTGTCAGTAGTATCAAGTTCAAATGGTGGGTATTTATAAGTAGTACCATCGGCATTGTTCATAGTCCATTCTGTTGGTCCATCATAGTAGATGTTAGCTAGTGTCTTACCACCTACAGTTTTTTGACGTTTAATACCATCAAATCGTCTTGACATTGTTAAATTAAGGTCAGGAGTGTGTGGACAATCAAAATACTTACCTACAACAAAAGAACCTAATTGATATTGTGTTGTATCATCTATAGTTATTGTAAACTTTTCCCAAACTTCATTATCTTCTGTGAATGAAAATATGCTTGTTCCATTGTATGTAATTGTTGATAAATTATCGTAATTGATGACACTATCAGTTGGTGTTATTTGAGCATCATTACCATTTATTATTAAGTCAGTACCTGCTAAATTGTGATTCAGTAAACCAACAAAATTAATTGGAAAAGATGTTTTTATATTACTGTTAGCACCTATTTGAAATGATGTTCCAAAGTAAGGATTAGCACAATTCATATATAACAATTCTGCACCACCATTATCACTATCCCAACCTAGTTGTCCTGTGGCGTGTAAAAATGTTACCATATCTACATAAAATCTTGGCGTTTTAACTTGCTTTCCCATTAATATCCTCCTGTACTACTACGTCTTGTTTGGGTTTTAATTTTTGTTTTTTTAGTTGGCTGTGCTTCTGGTAATCCATAATCAGGTAGGTTGTATGAAGTAACTGCAACTTTACCTTTTCTTCTTTTATCTTTAAAATTATCCCAAGTGTCTGCTTCTATATCCATAGACCAATTACTTGATCCCCAAGACAATCCACTTTTTGTAAATTTTTCTGTATATCTTTCTGCTTTATTGTTACAAGCAATAACGTCAATAACTTGCATAAAACCTTCATATGTAAATAATATTTGATTACTTAAAGTTAAATTGTTTAATGTAAATATAATTATAGTATTATTATTACCTTGTAAATACCAACCATCTGGAAGTTGTGGTGTTATAACAGGTTTTCCTTCAAATTTTATTTGTAACCCTGCAACACCAGATAATGAATTTACATAACATTCCCCATTATCGCAGGATATAGTTACAATTTCTTCTAATCTAGTGTTTTTGTTGTATTTTTTATTTAAATCTATAACTTTCATTAATTACCTAATATTTCTCCTACTAAAGTTACTACATCTAACACATTAACAACACCATCACCTGTTATATCTGCATTATCGCTAACTTCTTGTTCTCCTAATATCATTTGCAATAAAACGACAATATCTAATACATTAACTTGTCCATCTTGATTTAGATCGCTAGATAAATCAGTATAAACACCATCTTGTGTAAATGTTAAATATTGAACATTACTATCATTATATACTTTTATCATATATGTAACTTCTATGACATCATCTTCAGAATCTAATTCAAACTCATATTTTTTGGATAAATCAACTTTTCCATTGTAATTATTTGCCATATTAGATATACTTTTTGTATGATTTATAATATTCATAGCTGATGGTGCATTTTCTTCTGAATATATACCATTTTGTAATGGTTCTATATTACTTTCTTCAGGAAATGTTATAGGATTACCACTTTCTGTATAAACATTTATTACAAATATATCATAATCCCAATCCTGATTTAAATTTGTTACTACATTAGCTGTTATTGGATTTAATAAATTATTTCCATTTTCCCAACTAAATTGAAATGTTGGTAATTCAGGCTCATCAACAAACTCATCTACTACATTATCTTGGTTGTAATTAGGATTGTCAGTTGGATCACCTAAATCAAAATTACCTTGCCCATTATTACCAGCTCCATCTACTATATTTTCATTTACAAATATATCTTCTTCTGGAAATCCATAATCACCACGATGTATTTGTATAGCATCAATACTAACTTTGTCTAGTGATTTTGATACTTTTGTAATAAAAAAAACATCGTATATATATTGACCATTCTTATTTTGTGGCTTTGTATAATCATAACCAAAAGCAAGTTTATCACCAATAAGCTCATCAAACTTTATATAATCTCCCACTTCTAAATTAATATAACTTATTGGTAATTGTAATTTTGTTATTAAATGTTGATTAGCATACCAACATACTAATTTCTTTTGTAGTTTTCTAGCTGTAATATCATCTCTTATATAATCAGTTTCTATTTCTAATTTACATTCATTGGGTTTTAATCCGTAATATTCTACACTATATTGATTTTCAGGTTGCCCTACATACATAAATTGAGATAAAGTATCTAAATTTTCATATGTATTACCATCATTATCAATTAAAGAATACCCTGTTTCTTTATCGTATTCACCTGATGCGTAATTTTTTTTGTATTTTACATTCACTTGATTATATATATCATCTATTTTTGTTAGTTCATACGAATATGATATTATATCGTCTTTGTTAATAATATTTACATTATCATATGATTCTATAATTTGTTTGTTTTCTAAAAATTTAAATTGTCCAAGTTCATTAAAGCTAGGTATTAAAGTTGATGATTTGAACATTTTCTCAAAAACAGATTTTGCTTCTTCTTGTTCATTTAAGGTAAAAGCATATTGCCAATTATCTGTTGTATTTGATAATTCTACTTCACCTTGATAATTAAGTTCTTGATTTAATATGTCTAACATTATATTGTCTGCTTTTGTATATGGATTTAATGCAAAAGGCTCTACCATTCTAAACTGTAACTCTATTGGTCCATAATCACCATATTCAACAGCATTACCAGAAGGTAATTCAAATAGTTTTATTTTATATATACCACTACCATCATCATATGGATATTCCCAATTAAAATATACCCCATCCCAAATACTAGCTTGTTGTATAGATAAATGTAACTCTACTGGATTATTGTCTATAAAATTTTGCAAATATTGTGCAGAAGAAGCATTATCAGATTCATTTATTCCTAAACTTAATATATAAGTTTTTTCTCCTAATTCATCCTCTACAACTTCTATTCTATAAGCATTTATCAAATCTGAAATGACATTTTGATAATTTGATTGAGCTACTCTACCTGCTACATCTAAATAAAATGTTTCATTTAAAGGATCGGTTATTACTGCATCTTGTAAAACCCAAGCATTATATAGTTGAGCTGCAACAAAACCCTCATCATTACCTGCTGTTGTTCCTTTTTTAGGATATTGTGGAATACCAAATTGTATACTATTAAAACTTGTTGTTTTATTAAATGTTTCTGATATAGCTTCTGCATTAAATGCTGATACTGATTCTTCAGTTGAAGTTTGGTTATCATATTCTACTTGCTCAAAATCAGAATTTGGTAAGTATGGTGCATTTAATTCTTGCATATCACTTGCTCTTAAATAATTATTATCTTGTATGTCTTTATCTAATACAACTAAAAAATTATTTGTCCAAAATTGTGCTGGATAAACATTTCTTTGGTTATCTCCTGTTGTCATATCACTTAAAGAATGATATTCTGCATCATATATAATTTTAGTTACACAATCATAATCACCAACATTTTCTTTTAACTTTAAACGTATATAAGCACCACCTGATTTGTTACCATCATTTCTTTCGCCATCTATATTTCTACCACAAATATATAAACCATCATTTATAGTACCATTTTGTATTCTTGTTATTGGAAAAAAACCATCTCTACCACTTTGTATCCATTTAGTGTCTATAGATGAAAATACACCTCCATTAATATTTTCATTAGATGCAGTAGGTTGCCACCAAGTTTGATCGCTAGAACTCCAATTATTATCATAAGCATCTGAATTGAATATATGGTCTTTTTGATAAGGTTCAAATCCACCTGATTCACCACTAACAAAGTTTGTGAATCCATATATACGATTTATAGATTCGTTATCACCACCTTGCACATTATCACAATATGTAAAACATTCAATAGATTCTATAGGTCTATAAAATCTTGTTGGTAATCCATATATATCTTCTAACGCAATTAATGCGTCTGAATTTACAATTATAGAAGCAGATGTATTATTACCATTACTTTGTTTAAAATTGTATATTTTATCATTTATAGGTAAATCATAATCTCCAAAACCCCAATCATCTGTTAATTCTCTAAATATAGGTGAAAAATTTTCATTGTAAATAGATAAAAATGCTTGTGTATTTTTAAGATAACCTTGAGTATATAATCTATGACCTGCATTAAGTTCATATCCCCAATTTTCGGATTGTGAATCCCACATACCAGACACCAATTTACTAGGCTTATCTATATGAAATTCGCCTATTTTATTTTCTAGCTGACCCATTTCATTTAAACCAGAAAAACGTGTAATTAAAGGTGATTTATCAACGTATCCATAAACCATAGGAAATGGCTTACCTCTATCATCTTCTCTGTATAAAGATTCATCAGGAACTAATGTGCTTGGTATTTTAGTGCTCAGCATTTGTTCTGTAATATCTTCTATTTTTAAAGATATAGTTTCTGCCGATTGACTATAACGTCTAACAGTTCCAGTATAAACAAGTAAACAATCTTCTATTTTATCTATACCATTAGCACAATAATAAATTTCACAAACTGCATTAAGCAAATTCTGCACATCATCACTAAATACTTTTCCTTTGTAATTTGAATTAGAAATAGACAAAGAAACAGTAGAAATTGTATACTTATTATTTACAAGATCTGCTTTACTTTGTATGCTTGGCGTATTTAACAATAAAGGATTAAAATTAATACCACTAAGATTAGTTTCTTTGATGGATAAATTAACAGATTCTGCATTAGACCAAGTATCTCGCTCATCTAGTCTAACATTTTTATAAAATCTAATTATAGGAAACAATGATGTTCTTACACCATTTCCTAATGCTTGTTTAAATTTTAATGGTAATTCTATCATTAACCGATACCAAAATCGCTACCTCTACGGACAGCTTCTTTAATTGATTCTGCAAGTTC